ATATGGGTTATGTTTCTTCAGTAGAGGAAACTAGAAAGAAACTTGAAGAGTTATACAATAGAAACGCTAAGGATTCAAAAGAAAGCTAAATCCTCTCTTGAAAAGCAACAAACATAGTCTACAGACAATTCATTAAGTTGTCAAGCCTGAATAATGTGTTATAATGTACATAACAGAAATATCTACAGAATAATGTTATGTCCAAAAAGAAATCAGAACATTACGTAAACAATAAAGAACTGCTAGAAGCACTCATCGTTTATAGAGCAAAAGTAAGAGATGAGTTCTTCAGTAGATATGGTAGAGAACCTACTAAGGAAGATCGTTCAAAGCGTTGGGAAGGAAAACCACCTATCACAAACTATCTTGGTGAATGTTTTTTGAAGATTGCAACGCACCTTTCTTATAAACCAAACTTTGTCAACTACATGTTCAGAGACGATATGATCTCTGATGGTATTGAAAACTGCGTCCAGTACATTCATAATTTCGACCCAGAGAAGTCTAAGAACCCATTTGCATATTTCACTCAGATTATTCACTACGCCTTTCTGAGACGCATTCAGAAGGAGAAGAAGCAACTGGAGATCAAGACTAAGATTATTGAGAAGACTGGTTTTGATGAAGTTATGATGGTTGACGATAGCTTGCTTTCTGGGTCCAGTTCAGACTATAATACCATTAAGGATAATATCGCTCAGAAGACTAATCGATGAAGGTTGCTATTATTACAGACCAACACTTCGGTGCTCGAAAGAGTTCGAAGTTCCTTCATGATCACTTTGAGAAGTTCTACAATCAAATTTTCTTTCCATATATTGAAGAGAATGGTATTGATATTGTCATTGATATGGGTGATACCTTTGACAATAGACGTTCTATTGATTTGTGGGCACTTGAATGGGCAAAGGAAAAATACTACGATCGTCTTGAAAAGTTGGGAGTAACTGTTCATACTATCGTAGGAAACCATACCGCTTACTATAAAAATACCAACGACATTAGTTCTGTAGATTTGTTGTTGAAAGAATATAGTAATGTAAAGGTATACTCTGAGCCAGAAGAAGTAAAGATAGATAATTTGAACGTGTTGTTTATCCCATGGATCAATGCAGAGAATTTTGAGAGCACTGTCAAATCAATTGAAGTTTCAACTAGCTCGTGCGCGATGGGGCACCTTGAGCTCAACGGATTTAGAGCGCATCGCGGACACGTCATGGAAGACGGTATGGAGAGCAAACTATTTGACAAGTTCAAGCGGGTATTTTCTGGTCACTACCATACACGATCAGACGACGGACAAATCTTCTACCTAGGAAACCCGTATGAGATGTTCTGGAACGATGTGAATGACACTCGTGGATTTCATATCTTTGATACAGAAACTCTAGAACATACACCAGTCAATAACCCTTTCAAACTCTTTTATAACATTTATTATGAGGATACCCCTCATCAGATGTTTGATACCACTGACTACGAAAACAAAATCGTAAAGGTCATTGTTAAGAAAAAGAGTAGTCCTAAAAACTTTGAGAAGTTTATTGACAAACTTTATAGTGCTGGTATTCACGAACTCAAGATAGTTGAGAACTTTGAAATACAGGAAAGTGAAGAGTTTGAAGTAGAAGATTCGGAAAACACGATATCTATTTTAAATAGATATATTGATGAGGCAGAAATTGATTGTGATAAGTCCATAGTCAAGAGTATCCTTCAAAAAGTGTATTCCCAAGCGTGTGAGGTTGAGTAATGTTTCTTCTTACTCTTAAGGATAAAAGAGATGAGGGTGCTTATGCCGTTCATGATAAGAAAGGCAATAAGGTCCTCTTTTTATTTGAGGAAGAGGATGATGCAGAGCGATATGCCATGATGCTTGAGGATGAAGATGAGACTCAGATGACAGTTGTGGAAGTGGACGATGAGCTTGCAATAAAGACGTGTAGGATGTACAATTATAAGTACGCTGTGATTACCCCTAACGACTTCGTAATACCCCCTAAGAATGATAACCTTTCAAAAGATTAAGTGGAAAAACTTTTTGTCAACGGGCAATCAGTTTACTGAGGTAAACTTTGAAGAGCATCCTACTAACCTTATCGTAGGAACAAACGGTGCTGGTAAGTCCACTATTCTGGATGCACTGACTTTTGTTCTCTTCAACAAACCATATCGAAAAATTAATAAACCACAGTTGGCAAACACGACCAATGAGCGTGAGTGTTTGGTGGAGATTGAGTTTAGTATCAACAGTCGTCAGTATGTTGTTCGTCGTGGTATCAAACCTAATGTGTTTGATATTGTCGTGAATGGTAATCAACTGCATCGTGAAGCGGATGACCGTTCGATGCAACGTATTCTGGAAGAAAATATTCTCAAACTGAACTACAAGTCCTTTACTCAGATTGTTATTCTGGGTAGTAGCACCTTTGTTCCTTTCATGCAGTTGACTTCTTCTAACCGTCGTGAGGTTATTGAAGACCTGCTTGATATTCGTATTTTCTCTGCGATGAATAATATCATCAAGGAGACTCTGAAAGAAAAGAAGAACCAAGTCAAGTCTCTTGATCTGAAGAGAGAAACTCTCAAGGATAAGATGAAGATGCAGAAGAACTTCATTGAAGAACTTGAGAACCGTGGTAAGGCTAACATTGAAGCAAATGAAAAGAAAGTTGATAAACTTCTGAAGGAAGTTGATGTTTTTATTGAAGAGAACGAGAAGACTGAAGAAGAAGTAAAGGTACGCACCAAGAAGCAAGAAGAAGTTACTGGTGCAACTCAAAAGTTATCAAAGCTAAACAATCTAAAAGGTAAAATATCCAATAAGGTTGCGACCATTACCAAAGAGCATAAGTTTTTTAACGAAAATACGGTATGCCCCACCTGTCAGCAGGACATTGAAGAAGAGTTTCGCTTAAATAGAATTGAAGACGCTCAAAATAAGGCAAAGGAACTAAAGGAAGGTTACGACGAACTCGCAAACACCATCAAGTTCGAACAACAGAGAGAGCGTCAATTTACAACTCTATCTCAGGAGATTACTAAACTAACGCATGACATTTCTCAAAACAATACTAGAATTTCTATCAACCAACGACAGATACGCGAATGCGAACATGAAATTCAAACTATTACCAGTAACCTCCAGAACAGAAATACTGAACATGAGAAGTTAGAAGAGTTTAAGGAGAATCTCCACAAGACAATAGAAGAATTAGCAGACAAAAAACAAGAAATCGTTTATAACGATTTTGCCTACTCCCTTCTCAAGGACGATGGCGTAAAAACAAAAATCATTAAGAAGTATCTTCCATTCATCAATCAGCAGGTCAACCGTTATCTTCAGATGATGGAGTTTTATATAAACTTCCAACTTAATGAAGAGTTCAACGAATCAGTGAAGTCACCTATCCACGAAGACTTTTCGTATAGTTCTTTCAGTGAAGGTGAAAAGATGAGAATCGACCTTGCCCTACTCTTCACCTGGCGTGAAGTAGCGCGTGTTAAAAACTCTGCAAACACTAACCTGCTGATAATGGATGAAGTCTTTGACTCATCTCTTGATGGTTTTGGAACCGACGAGTTCCTAAAAATTATTCGGTATGTTATCAAGGACGCAAACATCTTTGTCATTTCTCATAAAACTGACATGCTTGACAAATTCGAGAATGTCATTAGATTTGATAAGGTAAAAGGTTTTTCTCGCATAGTGCCATGACAACACCAAACTGGCAACACCATTCCAATAAAGAACAGAAGCGAACTCTCAAACCTCAGGCGATGAGAGCACGTAGAGAAGCACTCAGACAATTCAAGAAGCGTCACAAGAACCGCCCTGATAAGGCGGTTTCGTCGTATTATGAGTCCATACGAATGATGTTCCCACATGTCCGTCAACCACGAAATCAAGTCACACCTTGCTAAACTTCTTGCAACTGAAGACCTGGTTGTTGAACACAAGCACGTTGAGACCGCACAGTTCAACGTGCACACTCGTGTACTGACTCTTCCTGTTTGGGAGAAAGCAAGTAGCGAGGTTTATGATATGTTGGTTGGGCATGAGGTAGGTCATGCCCTTTACACTCCTGACTCTGACTGGATCCTCACTCGAAAGATCTCACCACAGATGGTGAACATTGTTGAGGATGTCCGTATTGAAAAACTGATGAAGCGTCGTTACGCTGGCATCTCTAAAACCTTCTATCGTGGATATCAGGAGTTGTCTGATGAAGACTTCTTCTGTCTTGAGAATGAGAACATTCCTACGATGTCTCTTGCAGACCGTATCAATCTTCACTTCAAGATTGGTAACTTTGTGAGCATTCCTTTCAATGCTAATGAGCAATACATTGTTGAAATGGTTGTTGCTTGTGAGACTTTTGACGATGTTCTTGACGCTGCTGAGGAGCTCTACAAGTTCTGTAAGCAGGAGATGCAGAATAAGAAGAATGAAGTTCCTGAGGGCACTCAAGAGTCTTCTGAGGGCACTCAGGCAAACGTTCCTAATCCTGGTGGTGGTGATGATGGTGAGGGTGAGCCAGAAAACATGGAGTCTGATGAGTCCTATGGTGGCACCGCTGAAACTGATAACACATTTGATGATGACTTTGGTGACCTTGATGGTGAACCAGAGACAAAAACAGTTGACTCTCTAGCAGATGCCATCAAGGATCTTGCTAGTATGGATGGATATGAGAACGTCTACATTGAAGTTCCTAAAGTTGATGCTAGTAAAATCATCATTGATAACAAGAAGATTCACGATAGTTTCTGTGAGTGGGATGATGTTCCTGCCGAAGCATTTGAACCTATCGACATTGAGTTTGTTAAGTTCAAGAAAGACGCTCGTAAGGAGGTGAACTACCTTGTCAAAGAATTCGAATGCCGTAAGTCTGCAGACTCTTATGCTCGTGCTACTACTAGTCGGACTGGAGTTCTCGATACAAGCAAGTTACACTCTTATCGATACCATGAAGATATTTTCAAGAAGGTCACGACTCTAGCTGATGGTAAGAACCATGGTCTGGTCTTTGTCCTGGACTGGTCTGGTTCTATGTGTGACGTGATGCTTGACACTATCAAGCAACTTTACAACCTCATTTGGTTCTGTAAGAAAGTATCCATTCCCTTTGAAGTTTATGCCTTCACTAACGATTACCCTATTGCTTCCTCTGATGAGCATGGTAATCCTACCCTTCGTGAACCTTGTTATCAGAAGCGTGACGGTGTATTTGCTATTCCAGAATACTTCTCTCTCCTGAACCTGTTTACTCATAAAACTAATGGTAAAGTTCTTGAGGAACAGATGAAGAACATCTTCCGTCTTGCTATGAGTTTTCGTCGTTCATACTGGACTAACTTCATGCCACCTATCGGATTGTCTCTGTCTGGAACTCCTCTGAATGAGGCATTGATTTCTCTCCATACAATTCTTCCTGAGTTCAAGAAAGAGACTGGTGTTCAGAAAGTTCAGTGTGTTGTGATGACTGATGGTGAAGCAAACTGGGTGAAGTATCATGCTGAACTTCAGCGTCGTTGGGAAGAAGAGCCCTTCATTGGTGTTCGTTCTATCTCATCCTCTTGTTTCCTCCGTGATCGTAAACTTGGAACTACTTACAGTCTTGATACTGAGTGGCATGAGTTTACTGATATTCTTCTCCGTAACCTTAAGGATCGTTTTACTGATGTAAACTTCATCGGTTTCCGTGTTCTTGAGTCCCGTGACGCTGGTGCTTTCATTCGCCGCTATTGTGGATACTTTGGAAAAGAGTTTGAAAGCACCATGCAAGACTGGAAAAAGAAAAAGGCATTCACTATCTCAAACTCTGGATATGCAGCATACTTTGGTTTGTCTGCAAATGCCCTTGCACAAAACTCTGACTTTGACGTATCCGACACTGCAACCAAGACTCAAATCAAAAGTGCTTTTGTAAAAAGTCTCCGTAGTAAGAAGATGAACAAGAAAGTCCTCAGTGAGTTTGTAGAACTTGTTGCTTGATAAATATTTAAAAACTTTAAGAGCTATGTCAAGATTCGGAGATTTGCTGAGAGGAGGAGAAGCACCTGCTCCTAAGGTTGAAAAAGCACCTGCACCTAAACCAGCCCCTGCACCAAAACCTGAAGTAAAGGTTGAAGAAGTCAAATATGAGAAGAGATCTCTTCGTGCTAAGAAAGACTGAGGACACTTCTACAACTGGCACACAAGGGGGTTTCTGACCCCCTTTTTTCATATATAATAACTTCAGTTAAAACAAACAACCCAATGGGACTGTCCAAGAGCACCATCATCGCATCACTCCAAGATACCTATGGTGAATCTGTAACTGCTGCAGATATCCGTGCATGGTGTGCAATGAATGACTGCAACTATCAGACTGTCTCTAACAAACTGTCTGAATACAAAACTGGTCGTGGCAAGTGGAACCTGACCATTCCTGAGCAGTTGGAACAAACTTATCAGGCACCTGCTGCTCAACCTGCTGTTCAACAAAATCTCATTCCTCAGAAAGATGATTCCTTCGTCAAGTTTGGTAACTTTAACGATATTAAAAAAATTATTCAGTCCCGCGCATTCTACCCTTCGTTTATCACGGGTCTCTCGGGTAATGGTAAAACGTTTTCTGTTGAGCAAGCGTGTGCCCAACTCGGACGAGAACTGATCCGTGTAAACATTACTATCGAAACTGATGAAGATGATCTCATTGGCGGTTTCCGCCTTGTTGACGGTGCAACCGTCTGGCACAATGGACCAGTCATTGAAGCACTC